TGCAGTTTTACATCAAACCCTAGGTCTAGTATACAATCAAAAGTATCGCCATCTACAACGCGATCTAGCGTTGCTCTGTATACAAAAGCATCTGGAGATTTACTCATTATCTTTCACCTCTTGATTAGTCTGATCGTTCTCTCTGTAATATTCTATTATAGTAAGAGATTGTCTTATATACCTTTTTATGTCTGCAATGTTGTTAGATAAATTTTGATAGCCTTGTGCAGTTAGACTGTAGTATGCAACAGCAGGTGCATCTCCTTTGTCGTAATCTTCGATGTAAGTTCTCATGGTTTCTGGATTTAACACTTTCCATTTTATTTCTGCTGGACTTAGAACCTCTGGTAGAGGTGGGTGATACATAGGTGCAGGTTCTGTTACAGTAATTATTTCTACTTGTTTTGTTTCTGGTTTTTTGTCAAACAAATTTCCGTAAGTGGAACAGCCAGATAAAAATAAAATGCTAATTAATAATAACTTCTTCATCAAATTGTCCTGGATTAGTAAGTTCTATAAGTTCAGAGTTTACCTTTTTTGTACCTCGGTTGACTATTCCTTCCATCAATCCAGGTTTTGCAATAGCAAGATTGTTTAAGTCATGTCTTGCAAACGTATTTCTGAGTTTTTTAACTTCTTCGTTTGCTTTATTGCTTGTTTCTGTAAGTTCTCTAATCTTTTCTTGATTTTGTTTTTGATTCTCTAGTTGCTGTTTCATGTTTTCGTTTTGTTCAGCTACAGTATTCTCCAGGACTTTTTGATTCTGTATAGCAACATTTAATTCAACTTGTAGTTTTTCTATCTTTGAATTCTGTAAGTTTATATATAAGGCACTTGCACCCAAACTTGCTATCAATAAACCACCTAGTATTATGTTTGTTTGTATGCCCATGTGTTTAGTTTAACCTAAATAGATCAATATTTTAACTACCTTGCTTAATATTGATAATTGACGACGTTCCTCCATTCACACTTACAGCGTTGACTTTTCCCTCCTGATCTATACGAATATCGTAACTGCCGTCTTTTGATACCTTTATTTCTAGCTTGTCTTCTACCTGTCTTATAAGTTTTACTTCTGAGTCTGTTATAAAACTAGATATTTGAGTTTGGCTATCGTAACCAACTGCTGTCCCTCTTAATCCTTGCTCTGACAATTGTGCGTCTGCTTTTTGCAATTCATCTACCTCTTGTATTACATCAAGCAAATCTTCCAAAAAATTAGTAGCAAGGTAATCTATATCCAGCTCTGTATATTCTAAATCCTCTGACTCTAGTGCATCTTGATCTAATTCATCAAACTCAAGATAGTCAACATCAAGTATTGTATCGTTATTGCTTGCTCTGGAGTCATCTGTATTGAGTTCTCGTTCTTTTGGTGGATTTACAATTAAGTAGTTATCAATCATATCTAATGTAAGATCAAGTATGACTGGATTAGTAGGTGGTGTTTCCAGGTTATAAACCGTTGTAGCTTGATATGGTTCATTTAATACTACTTGGCCTAATGCTGTTGTTACTACTATCTCTCCTGAACTATTGCCATTTTCATCTGGTAAAAGAATGACTAAACTCTCACCAGACTCTTTTACAGTGATTGTGAAGTCCGTCCCCCTTATTCCAATTGAAGCTGCATTTGTCCTTATTGATATATTTTCTTTTGGTATGCGTGGCTTTTTACTAGAAATAAAACGGCCTGTGCCTTTAACAAAGTTCAAAGCCATACTTGATTTACTGGGGTTAGGATCGAATACAAACTTATCAATAACTACATTAGAGTGTTCTGTAAGTCTTATTGTAGTATCGTCACGAAACATAACGCCCATTCTGCCATTACTTGTTTCTAGGCGATCCATAGCGTTTAGTGAGAAGTCAATCACACTTTCGTATGGCTTGTCTCTTACGACTCTGGTATTACCTTTTAGTTCTGTAATACTTCCTATATCAACAGCTTGTGCTAGTACCCTGGTCTGATTGGTTAATACATACGCTTCCGCCAGAACCAGAACTAACGACCCTAAGCCAATCATTGTCTTGCGTAGATTGTTGGTCAATGTCGAAACTCCTTGTTGATCCATCATGTTCTAGTTTGAAGTAAACGCCAGCGTAGCCGTCCGCATTGTGGTCAACGGAATTCGAGTCACCATCTAGGTCTATATAACTTGTACCTGAATCCACATCTAAATCAATGTGAACAGTATTGCTTGAACCTTGCACTATCGTATCTATATCTGCACCACTTGCTAAACTGTTGGTAGCTAAGTCTAGTGTCATGGTGTTGGTTGAACCATCCACGTCCACATTTATATTCGCATTATCTGCCGAGTTTGAGTTACCAGGATCAACCTGAATAGTGTACGAGTTTGTATCACCATCAAAATCAAATATACCTGTGAGGCTATCTGCATTAATATCACCTAACATCTTGTTATTGTTACCTATCTGATTTACGTCTAACGTCATTGTAGCACCATCTAAATCAAATTCAGTCATAGAGCCATGTGCAGAGTTTAGGCCACCTATGATGTTGCCAGAACCTAGCTGCTCTAAGTCAATGTTTGCTGTCGCACCTACTTGATTGACGAAGATTTCATTGTCGTCGGATTTTGCCAGACTGTATGCAAACAGAAATGCAAGCATAACAGAACCATAAAACATATTGTTGAAGTTGTCATTCATATTGCCAATACCCTCTTTCAATACCTATCTTAATTATTTGTAAAACACCTTCTTCGATGCTTTTTTGTAGGGCAATTGATGAACTTTCAGTTTCTGTAACGCCACCCTCAACCTCCACCAATTGAGTCCCTTCCTCAATAAATCTAAATATATCTTGCGATAAGCTGACTGAGAGTATTGTTTTTGTAACAAGCACCTCAACCAATATTTCTCCTGTGGAGACTGAAACAAGTCTTAGACTAATGGTCATCAGGTTTTCTACATATTGCTTAGAAGAACCTATACCAAGCCATCTAGCTCCACTTCCACCACTTTTCGTACTTGTATCATAACTCAATACACCACCTTGAATCAAAAGTCCAGCAAAAAGTAATGGTTTTACTTGTGTTTCTTCCTCAAAAGATTCGCGCGTGCTTCTTATAATTTGGCGTTCTTTTGTCAGCGAATCTAAACCCACCCTTTCGGTTACTCTAAAAAATTCTCCATTAGCTGCGTGTTTGAGTGCGCGAATCAAATATGCTTCTGGTGCTTGTGTTATAGCGGTGCTAAAAAGTGCAAACTGGCCGTTGCTTTTGCGTTGACCTGTATGATCCATAAAACTATTGGGATAAATAGCTATGACAGGTTTGCGTTTTGCTGGTTTTAGATTCTTTAATTCTTCTGATTGTAACTCTAATATTGATGATTTTTTTATTACAATGTTGGGTATTCCACTACCTTCCAGAAGGTTCTTAGATGCGCAACTAGAAAGTAAAATCACCAATAGGAACAGTAATAGTAGTCGTCCCACCTGATTCATCAGTAATAGTAAGTGTGATAGTTTCATTTTCAATTACTTCATATTCTATTTTATTGCCTTCTAGCGTTAATGACCCTGATTCTTTTTTATCCTCACCAAACAAACTTTCTACCATTTGTCGTGATAGCTGTGCATAGATTCTCGAAGTAAGATTTCTCATAAACCTAGATTCTACTGTATTATTTTCTTCTCTTTCTATTTCGTTTTTTAATGCTTCTATATCATCTTTAATTGCTTGCTTTCTGCTTGCTTCTTGCGAGTCGATTGTTAAGTAATGTGAAGAAGTGTTAAGACCTGAAAAGCTCGGACTCTTGAATTTGAAAGATAAAGTATCTGCGTGTATTTCTAAATTCAGTATTAATAACAAAATTGCGACATGCCAATATATTATTAATGTAAATGTTGTGCTACTTTTCATTCTCATCCTTCAGTTTGTTTTCTTCCTTTAGTTCCAAAACTGTATTTACCTTTTGTTGCAATCTTATCATATCTTGATCTAACAAGCGTAATTGATCGGTAAGCCTAATAATGGTGACTTTCATCTCTTGTACAGCAGGATCTATTTTATTGGTGATCGTTTGCCATACAAAATAAACAAAATAACCAAGACCAGCTACCATAACTATCGGAAAGCCAAAATCTGAAACAATTTTGACAATATCCATTACTTAAACTTCTTTTGTATGTATTTTATACCTGCGTATATAGATAAGCCGTAGATTGCAAATAAGGTAAGACTGCCGAAAACAATTAGGTAATCTGAAGGGTACAGGTATATGAGACCGAATAGACCGTCTACAACTGCTTCTGCGTCGCCTATTGGTGGTAGGTTAATCTCTTCTTGCATCTATCTTTCCGTCCTCAACAAAATTTTCTGCTCTGGCTATTCTATCAAGATCGGGAGATAAATTTAAAGCAGCAGATACGCAAGTGTCTATTCGTATCATATCGTTGTTCATTGTTGCTGCTCTGGTGATAAGCATTTTAGATATAGCTTGTACTGTATTGATTTCGTTTACTAAGCCATCCATTAGCTGTTTCATTACTAGAAAAATGAAATAAGCCATTATTAGTCCACTTGCGATTGGTAGACCTAATTCTGCAATTAGATCAAAGGCTTCCATCTAATCCTCGCCTTTGAACTTCTTTGATTGTCCAGATGTACCTGCGTATATACCGAAGACTGCCGCCATCGCCCCTGTTACGATACTGACAAGCCCTGCTTGTTCTAAGTTTGGTTCTGGCAAAGTCATAAACCAAGTAATTACTTTATACAATAAGACTATATACACGCCTACAAATACTCTTGGGAATATTCTCCAGGCATCAACAGTCCTAGCTAGATGTATCCACTTTTGATATGGATTTACACCAATATTGTTGGGAGTTACTTCAAGC